TGGGATACAGATACTTTTGCATATTATACGCATCCAGATAGCACGACAAATGTTCATAGATATTTACAAATGATGACAGTCCCAGCTATAACAGAAAATACCAAAGTACGAAAAATAAAATTAAGGCATGGTGTAGTACATACTGATGGATCAGGTTCAGGGCAATTTTACCAAGTTGATTATTATCAAAATGGTAGTACAGTAAGTGATTTTATAATATATGACAATAATACTGCTGGCACTACTGGAACATCAATTGGAACAGGTAGCACTGGTGGCACTGAAGAATATTCATTGCAAACAGCTGCAACTTGCCCTACTGAAATAAATATTGATTATAAAAATGATACTGCTGGTGGATTAACATCAGAGGCACATACATTAAAATTATTTGGTGTAAAGATATTTGTGTCAATTAGATTTTGGAAAGATTATTCTGGTGGTGGTAATTCCAATAATGCAGAAGATTATAACAGTCTTAATCAAATAAAATTCTTCTATTGTGGTGGTCCAGGCTTAACTGCATCTTGGGATTCGGGTGCGATTCTTCATGGTCACGATGCACATAGAGACCTTTTACAAAGATTTGCAGGGATATCAGGTGATGATCCTGAAAATTGGAGTTCTTTAAATACAGATAGGGCAATTAATAATTGGAAAATACGATATTGGCAGATGGAGCCAACATCACTAAAAGAGAATTTAGATAAGTTAGCAATGGAATTTGGATTCAATTACAAGATGGATGCTAATGGAAAGTTGAAATATATCCATTTAAAGAAAAGTAGTGAATTAAGTGCTAGTGTTAATCTTACAAGTCAAGACATAGATAAGGTATCTTTGAAAACGACAGGATTAGACAATGTAATAACAAAATGGGAAATAGCAAACAACAAACATCCTGCTCCAGATAATAAATCTGATACTGTTGCTGAAACAAGTGGAAGGAAATCTGGTTATTACACTTTTAATACTATATCAAATACTAATCGAGTAAAGTTTAACCTCGGTGATAAGGAAGGGATAAGAACAATAAATCTAGATTATAATATTGGCACAATACCATCATCAGCAGACTCAGATTGCAATGCAGACTGGTATTCATATTATAATAACATTATGGGAGACATGAAAGTATTGGTTTCCTGTGATGTGGTTAATCCAATGAAAGGTTGTCAACTAGAGACTGGAGACATTATAACATTTACAGATATGCCAGTAGAGATGTTTGGCACAAATTTTTCAACGAGTAAGTATTACATGGTAATAGAAACAAAACGCTCAATGGGTAAAGTGAGCATAAAGGCACGAGAGGTAGGCTAGTGGCAAATCAAGACATAAGAACACCAAAATTTTTTCCAGACCTTATTGGGTATCATAGAGCGAGAGGTACTGCTGTTGGAGCAGTAACGGCAACTCACGCAGGAAACACTTTTATGGGTCTTCAATCACAAAACACAGTAGCAGATCTATTAGACTTACGACCATTGAATACTGTTGAGTTTTTAACCTCTACAGATACGGATTCACATGTTTTATGCACATTTAATTTTACTACCGCATCTTACAAACAAAATTATATTGCAATATTAAATCATAATCTCGCAACGGCTGTTGGTAAGATAAGAATTTTTGCTGGTGACGAAGATGATGATCATACAGCAATTGATGGTGCGAGTGCAGATACAGCAGATATTAACTGGGGAAGCGTAACTGTAAGCGAAGCAGTCAATGCTGACACACGCACTGCGGCATCTAATGGTAAAAGTATGGTGATTGAACCTGCTACAGATGGAACAACTATTATTACGTTTCCAGAACAAGACCTAAGATTTTGGAGTATTCAATTTGAAGGGAACACAACCAACACTGGTAATGCGACAAATGGTACTTGGGGATCAACTAATCTTACGGTAGGTGGAATAATGATTGGTGAGTCATTTGAAATGCCATTTAGTCCAGATTTAAATCTTAGTCGAAGCATCATATATGATAAGGTTAATATAAATGAATCTGTAGGAGGCCATAGATTTGCATCTGCAACATCGTTAGGTAGGACCGCAACATCTACATCAAAAAGTCCTTTTGCATTAGGCACTTATGAGCAAAATAAATTTGGTGGTAGATTGGCCTATGATTTATCATTTTCGTTTTTGGCAAATACAGACTTATTACCAGATGAATATTCTGTTTTACAATATTCAGATGATTCTGTGATAACAGATGTGTGGAACATGACAGATGGTCCACATAGACCAATGATTTTTTGTATAGACAAGGATTCTACTGGTGGTGGTGCAGAAAGTGAATATCTATTTGCCAGGTTCGCACAAGATTCACTTGAAATGCAACAAGTTGCAAATGACCATTACAATATTAAGATGAGAATAGAAGAAGAATTTTAAACAGACAGTCCAAGTGTCAATCTTTCCATCTTTTTTGTAGCATCCTTTCTCTTATCCTCTATGATCCTGGCATACCATTTCCTGGTGGTCTGAATATCCTCATGTCCTAGATGTTCTGATACTTCTTCTATAGAACATCCTGCTGATAGCATGAATGAGCCACAAGTGGACCTAAGATTATGTGTGGTGAATTCTATGTTAGAAAATTTAGATATATCTTTCAACCTAGTTTTTACCTTATGTGTACTATAGGGCATTGGTTTCTTTCTACCTATAAAGGATTCTAAGATTCTCATTGCTGTGTCTGTTAAAAATACCTTACGAATCTTTTTTCTCTTCCCTACTACTACGATGCTTTTTTCCTTGAAGTCAACATTATCCCAGGTAAGTGATAGTAACTCATTTAAACGACATCCTGTGAACAAATAGAGCATAAATATGTTCATTGTCTCACCCTTATCAAAGTCCCAAGGCTTATCTTTGTAATGTTCATTCATATCTAATGACAATATCTTATTGACATCATCAAATTCTAAAAAGAAAGGAGTCTTGTGCTTTATATTATATGTGAATAACTCCGTTGGCATTTCCGTGATCAATTTGTTCTTATGCTTTATGGCAGTATTGATTATAGTAATCATTGCCCTAATATCCACATTGAGACCATTCAGCTTTCTATGGGGAAAATATTCTCTGTATCCTGAAGATGATATTGAACTTACCAGACAATCCTTACCAAAGACATCAATGAATTGTTTGAGAGATTTCTCATATATATATACCGTCTTTTGATCAATGGGTTCTTCACGATGGTCATTCTTCCATCTTAGACCTATGGTAAAGAACCATTGTTCCAAGACGCCAAGTGTTGCAATCATATTAACACGACCTGGAAGAAATCCATTCTTTATCTCTTGTTCTTTCCTGGTCCAATATTGACATTCCTTCTCTGCTTCTTTCTTTGTACCTACAAATGTCTCACAGGCACGAACACCATTCTGATGATCTGTCCACCTAATGCGATGTTTTTTCTTATCGGTTGGGTGTGGTTCTATGTATGCCATTATATTACTCCAATTGTGTTATTTGAATTTATAATAGAACACATAATGTTTCCAAGTATAAAATAATCATTGTAACTTTACCATAATATTTAATATACTTTGGCAACACAATGATAACAAAAATCAAATAAATAGAAGGTTTTAGATGAATAATCAGAAGTTACTTGATGAATTGAAAGAACAAGAACGATCTATCGCATTTCTTGCTCGTAAATGTGGGATAACCAGAGCTTACATGCATAAGATGATACATGGAAAGAGAAATTTTAGTGAGTTGTATAAACAAAAGTGTGCTTCTGTTCTAAGAATAAAGTATAAAGAATTGTTTGATGCCTGATATATTAGGCATTATACTCCATAAGAGTTCCCGCTCACAACTACAAAACTCAGGGAACTCCGCATCCGATAGGGAAGGGTCACTCCCTTCTCGAATTATAAAAGATCCTTCCCTATCATGAAAATGATTATCAAACCAAACGATAAGCATTCATTATATAATATAAAAAAAGTAATTACATCTGCAATTGAAAGAAGTGGATTCAACATAGTATCAAAGGGAGGTTGTTCTTTTGGTATTATGGAATTGGACAAGGATGGACAAATTTTCGTAAGAACTATTGTTTCAAAGAAATGTGAACAATATGGTTTGGAATATGAGATAAATGATTAGGTCATTGATTCATATATTATGGAAAAATTTGATAATCATAATACTATCATCGCTATTTATTATGGTGATGATCAATTCAATAATACACATAAGATAAGGAGTAAAAATGGCAAAAGGAAAACCGATGAGCAAACTGTATAAAACTGGACAGGTCAAGGTCTCATTTAGTCACCTGGACAAACTTGATAGGCAATTTGACAAAGATGGAAATCATAATATAACTGTGAGTGTCAACAGTGAGATGAAAAAAGTCTTGAATAAGATGCATACGGAATTTGGGAAAGATAGATCAATCGCTGGCAATAAAGTTAGCAAAGAATATGGGGAACAGCAGACATTCAAAACAACTCTACATAGAAATCAGACCAAGTTCCCAGAGATATATAACCACCTGATTAAAAAAGAGGAAGGGCTTATGCCTGATTGGGGGGACACAGTTAATGTGGCTTTTATTGCAAAAGAAACCGATGTGAACAATGCCAAGTGGATATCAATGTATCTTCATAGTGTCCAGGTAATCGAGTCTAATGGTGGTGGTGATGATTGTGTTTTCGATGAAGTGGTAGTGGCTGATGATGACGATGAACTAATGAAGATATTAAATGCTAAAGTCTCCTAAGCAAAAAGGGTATCGCCACGAGATAGAGTGTAAAGAGCTCGCAGAAAGGCACGGACTTGAGACCGTTCGTGCCTTTGCATCCGATGGAAGGGCCATAGGGGAGAGGTCTGATGTTGATGTCCTGATCAAGAATTCAAACCTAGATAAAGATGATAGGTTTGCAAAGGTTAGGGTTCAATGTAAAAGTAGAAAAACAATTCCTAAATATTTTGACCTTGGTAATGCGGATATAAAAACAATGCGAGGAAATAATATTAAGGATTTTAAATGCATAGTAGACTATGAATGGTTGATGGAATGTTTGAGCCGTGTCCATTGATCAGTCACAAGGAATGTGGGTTTTGTACACATAGCAAAGGTCATATTTATTGTGGTGCAAGTAAAGCCAGGTCAAAAAATAAAATTCAGGAGGATTTATTAAGATGCCCAGTACCGAGGTTGCAAAAAAACGAAGAGGTCGTTACGAAGCGAAAACAGATGACCACTTGAAAGTTTGTCCAATATGTAAAGGAGTGTGGTCAAACATATCGATATTTGGTGAAAGGAATTATAGGTATTATCCTAGTTTTCCCACCATTGGTAAAAAAAGAGAACTATGTAGGTTGCATAAAGGGGAGTGAGTAATGCCAAAAACAAAACACCACAAGAAGAAGTATCCGAATTCCGAATGGGTAAGAAGAAGGAACATCAGGAAACTTCAAAGAAGATTAGCCTCAAAACTAAACTCATTAGGAAAGAAGGTGGGTACGGTGGATTTAAAAGAAAATATGGGAAAAACCCCTTTACCGTCACAAGAGAAGAAGCCAAAAAATTGGTGGGCAGGAATCAAGAATGCTTTTGCGGGTCGAAGAAGAAATACAAACGATGCTGTTTGATTAAATAAAGGAATAAAATGCGAGATATAGAAAAAATAGTTGGGGCAAAGTTTCCAAGGACAATGGAAGAGTTTCAAAGAATAAATAAAGAACAGATAAAATTATTTGCAAAAAAGCAACACGATTATGGTCCAGGTAATATATCAATGGGTGGTAATACAGAATTAGCATTATTGGGAATAGCAATAAGGTCAAATGACAAAGTTCAAAGATTATTGAACATATTACATAATAATAAAGGCGAGACAGCAGTCAATGAAACAATTGTAGATACATTACAAGACCTATCTATATATGGCATTATTGCTCAAATCGTTTATAACAAAAAGTGGGGTAAATAATGGGAAAATTAAAATCGCATACAGCATATAAATTAAAAAGTGGGACCAGAGTTCCATCGGTAACCACAATACTTGGTGGTGAATGTGGATGGAATAAAAGAGTTCTGATGAATTGGGGCATTCGCCTAGCAAAAGAAGGTAAGGATCCACATGCATATACAAAGGATGCTGCAGATACTGGAACCCTTGCACATGAAAGGTGTGAAGCAGACATAAAGGGTGAAGAATATACGATCACTGATGATTGGACCGAGAATCAGATACAAAGATCTAAGAAGGCGTTAGATGCTTTCAAGGAATGGAGAAGTATTGCAAAACCTAAGTTTATGGAAGCAGAACTAAAGATGGTATCTGAAAAACATAAGGTTGGTGGTACTTGTGATGGGATATTCAAGATTGGTAGAAAGATATATATCTATGATATTAAAACATCAAAAGATGTGTATGACGAAATGAAATTGCAATTAGGTATATATACCCAGATGGCAGAGGAATTACAGCCAAAACTTAAAATACATGGCGGTGTCATATTGAGATTGGATAAGGAAACTGGTGACTTTCACTATCATGCAATCCATAGAGATACCCTAGACCTAGGTGCAAAGATATTCTTACACTTTTTGGAGACCTACAAGCTTCATAAGGAACTATAGTGAAAAAGAAATATTGGGCCACACCACCAGACATGATGAAAGAGTTAAACGATGAGTTTGATTTCGATTATGATCCATGCCCACATCCGAGACCAAAAGATTACGATGGACTAGAAGCAGATTGGGGAGAAAGGAACTATGTTAATCCACCATTTTTAGGTGGCTACATGAAGTGGGTCCACAAAAGTATTGAAGAACATAAAAAAAATAAACTGATCGTATTCATTATACCAATGTATGCGTGTCGAGCCGTTGCATATTTATGTGAATATGGAGCAGAGGTAAGATATGCTGGTATGCCACAGTGGTTAGCATTGGAAGATGGTGAACCAAATCCAGGTAGGAAGTGTGATCGGCA